ACATATCGACGAACAGCGTGGCCGGGCGGTGCGCGATGCTCATCTTGCGGCAGACGACTTCGGGCTGGGCCTGGCGGATGTAGCACCACCACAGCAGCATGCGGTGCTGGGTGGTCAGGTGGCGCATGGCCTGCTCCAGGCGCAGGGCGTCGTGCTCGTCAATGTCGCGGCGCTCGCCGGTGCGTTCCTCGATGATGCCGGCCTCACGCTTGGCGCGGTCGATCATGCGCGCGGTCGGGCTGCTCTCGATGTCGCGCTCGCGCTCGGTGGCCCACCTCGACCAGTTCTCCAGCCGGGCGCCTATCTCCCGGCGGTCCGGCTGGTTGGCTGCCGGCTGCGTGCCGACGATGGCCAGGTGCGGAACCGGCAAGTCGCTACCCCGGCGCGCGGGGTCGTCCGACCGGCGCCAGGTGCGTGCTGCGATCTGGCGGCGCTCCGTCATGGCTGCGCTCCATGCAGCGCCCAGATCCAGGGATCGCGGGGGATGGTGAACGGCTTCCTGTCTATTACCCAGCCATCTTCGGGCTCGACGTCCGCGGGGAAGGGCCGGTCTGAAAGGCTCCAGATTGCCCCGATCACCCGCCCGTCTTCGCCGCGGCACCGGTTGGTGGAGCTGTCGACCATGCTGGCCAGGCGCAGTTTCTCGAGCGTGTTGTGGATGAAGTCGCGGTTCATGCCGAATTTCTCGACGAAATATCGGTTGGTGCGTGGTCCTTCGCTCAATTCAACCAGGAGCGCGGACTGCAAGTTTTGGCTGATCAGCAGGGCCTCAGCCCGGTTGACTTTCGGTGCTGGGGTTTTCATGCTGCTTCCTTTTGCATTTCGCGTTGAACGGAGGTGCTGTTGATGTTGTGGCGCACGCGGCGCTCGACTTCGGCTGCGGCGCGGTCCACGTCGATGGCGCGAATGTTCTCGAGCTGGGCGTCGTGGCATTCGATCGCTTCCCGGATGGCGCACAGCTCGGGGCCGGTGAACACGAAGCGGTCGCCGCTCTTGAGCGCGCGCTTGGCCACAGCCAGCATCGCGTCGCGGGCGCCGATCATCACCTGACGGAACTCGTCGCCGATGCCTTGCTCGCACATCACATTGCCGATGTTGATGGCGCCGATGAGCAGGTCCCACTGCGCGCGGTTGCCGCGGCCCTGTGCCATTTCAGCCAGGGCCAGGTGGTTCTTGACCTGCAGCGTGCGCAGGTGCTCGATGTGGGTGTCTCCCATGCCGCCGAAGAAGGTCGCCATCACGTTGCGCGCGACGTACTTCGGTCCCTGGTATTTCTTGCTTCGGATCTTTTTCACAATGCTTCCTTCATTTTCTTGAGCCGTGCGCGGAAGTCAGCCTTCATCGCCAGCAGTTCGGGGATCGTCCAGCCGCCGCCGGCCTGGTCGCATTCGAGCGCGTCGACAGCAGCGACGCCGATGCGCGCGATGAGGCCGATGCGGTAGTCGGCTGCGTTGCCGGCGCGGTAGCGGTTGCATTTCTTGCATTGGCCGTGCGCGTTGCGGAGGTCGAAGCGCAGGTGTGACGCGCTGCCGCGGCTGCGGTAGTGGCCGCAATCGAACCCGCCGCCGGGCTGGTCGGCCAGCGTGGGCAGGTGCACCGCGCAGCTGATGCAGAACTCGTTGCGGTCCCGGTAGCGCACAAGCGCGTTGAATGCCTCTTGCGTGTCGGCGATGTGCTGGCCACGGGTCTTGAAGCGCTCGAGCTTGGCCTTGTCCTGCGCGCGCTCGGTCCGCTGCTTCTTCGCCTTCTGCTGCGCCGTGACCTTCTTGCCGTGCTCGGCAGCGCAGGCCAGGCCGCACGCGACCTGCAGCGGCATGCGCGGCTCGAACCGGGCGCGGCACACCTTGCACGACTTCATGCGTGGCTTGCCGACTGCCGGCGCGGCCTGGCGCGGGAGCGGGGTCTTGCGGGTGAATGCTGTTCGGATCACGACAGCACCCATATCGCTACCAGGGCCATGACCAGCGCAATGAAGATGGCCGCCGGCCACAGGCCTTCGGCCGGCGCGCTGGCGAACACCTCGGGCCACGTCACGTAGTTGAGCGCCGAGCAATCGCCATCGTCACCGTCCAGCCAGACGCACGGGAATACCAGGTGGCCGCCGTGCACTTCGCGACCGTACAGGGCTGGCGCGCCCTGCTTGTCGTAGACGGTCTGGCCGGGTTTGAAAGTTGGGGTCATCGTCTGGCCCCTCAGTTCAGCAGCGATGGCTGGATCTTGGCGGCCAGTTCTTCGCGCTCATCGCGGAAGTTGGGTAGCGCGCGCTTGCGCTCGAGCATCAGGTGCGAGCCGAACGACGCGCGGACCTGCGACTCGGCCTCCTTGGCGATCAGGGCCTGCATCTGCTGCCACAGGTTCTGTTCACCACGGCGCAGCGCGTCGGCCATCTCGTTGAAGGCGCGGATGAAGTCTTCCTTAAAGAAGGCAGCTTTTGGGCCGGTGAAGCCCATCGCCAGCATGGCGAAGCCATCTTTGGTCATCGTGATGATGCGGCGCCGTTTCCCTTGTGCGTCGAGATATTCAGCCACCGCAAAATTGCGGCGGCTAAATTCGCTTGAACATTGGAGCTTGTCGAACGCTCGCAACACAATGTCGTGCCGCTTTTCGAACCTTTGGGCCAGCGTGCGCGAGTCGGTCACGATGCGGTCTTGGTCGATATTTACGAGATTCGTCATGGTCGATTTCCTTTCAGTTATGCGCTCGCGCGCTGGTCGGTTTCTGTCTTGTCCTGCTGCTGCGCCACATACCGCGCACGCGGCGCCCGGTCGCGCGCTTCCTTGAACAGCACGCCGATCTGGCCGTGCCAGGGGGTTACGCGCTCCCAGGCGGTGCACCAGCCGTGGCCGGCGGGAAGGTTGGGGCGGCCGGCTACGGTGAAGCGTTCGCAATAGGCGCATGGGTCGTGAGTGCTCATTCGAAGCCTCCGCGTCTGGTAGTTGGTTTGGTCGAGGCAGGGCGGCGGAACCAGCGAGACGGCGGGTTCTCGAACCGGGTCTGCGCGCCGACGTACTGCAAGCCGACGACGCCAGGGCTGCCTTGACGCTGCTTCGCGCTGATCCACTCGCAGATGCCACGGTCTTCGCTCTCCGGGTTCCACAGCTCGTCGCGGTAGAGGAAGATGATGTTGGCGGCGTCCTGCTCGATGTAGCCGGACACGCCCAGGTCGGACATGATCGGGCGCTTGTCGGCGCGCTTCTCGCACTCGCGGTTCAACTGGGCCAGCAGGATCACGACGCAATCGAGCTCCTTGCCCAGGGCGATCAGGCCCCGCGTGTACTCGCCCATCGCCTCGTGCAGCTTGTCCGACTTGGCGCCGGTGATGAACGACAGCTGGTCGATGCAAATGACGTCCAGGCCGTGCGTGCGCTTGATCTTGCGGGCCTTGGCGCGGATCTCCTGCACGTTCAGCGAGGTCTGGTCGTCGATGAACAGGTTCAGGTTGCGCGAATTGATCGTCGCGGCCGTGATCGCTTCCCAGTTCGCCGTGTCGTCGGCGCGGTCTTCGCCAGGCCGGCGCAGCCACTTCATGTCGACGCGGGCCAGGGCCGAGATATTCCGATCGTTGACCTGGTTCGTGGACATTTCCATGGACAGGAACAGCGCCGAGTAGTCGCGCGCGGCGTTGCGGCAGATGCCCAGGCCCGCGGCCGTCTTGCCGGTTCCGGGGCGGCCAGCGATCACCGTCAGCGTGCCGCGCTCGAAGCCACCGTCGAGCATGTCGTCGAGGTGCTGGAAGCCGGTAGGGATCGGGCGGATCTTGCCGTCCATGCGGTCCTGCAGCAGGGTCAGGTATTCGCCGAGCGTGTCGTCGATGCGGCGCGGGCCCTTCGTCGTCTTGCGCTGGGCCAGGTCGTCGAGCTTGGCCGCGGCCTCGGCGATGCAGTCGGCGCTGTCCTTGTGCGAGTCAGCGTCGGCGCCCAAGTCGATCGACAGGGCCTGCAGTGCGCGCTTCGTGGCCTTCTCGATGACGATGCGGCCGTGGTACTCGATCTTCGCCGCGCTGGATGCCGAGGCGTGCAGCGAGATCAGGTACGGCAGCGTGTCCTGGCCCAGGCGTTCAGCCAGGGTGATGGCATCGACGCGCTTGCCGGCGCGCAGCTGGTCGACGATCTCGCCGAACATGGCGCGGTGGTCGCCGCGGAAGAAGTGGGCGGCGTCGAGGTCCGGAATGCGGTCCAGGGCGTCGTTGTCGCGCATCAGCGAGCCGATGACTTCCTGCTCGGCCTGAATGTTGAGTTGTTCGCTCATGCGGCCTCCGCGTGCATGCGCTGGGCTTGCTGGCCAACGGTCGTCAGGGCGTAGTTGCCGTCAGCACCGACGAACCAGAGCTTGAACCAGTTCGCCTTGACCGATTTCAGGAACACCGTGCGCCAGGCCTTGTACCGCTTCGAGTCCGGCGCCTGGTAGCGGTCCTTGAACTCGCGCCACTGCAGCGACAGGAAGTCGGCAGGCAGCTTGACCTTGTCGGCATAGGCGAACACCGGGTCGTCGTCCGGGATCGGCTTGGCACCAGTCGAACGGCAGTCAGCCAGGAACGTCTGCAGGGAGACGGCTGCTTTCGGCTTGCCGATCTTCTCGACGGGCTGCCCCCCTTGGGGGGTATGGGGGGTTTTAAGTTCTTCTCTACTCTTCTCTTCTCTAGGCGTGTCTTGGTGTGACGTGGCGTGACTTGGCGTGACAACAGACATATCACCATCGTTTGCACTGTCACGTTCACGCTGTGCACGCTTGCGCTCTGCTGCAGTCGTGTCCACACGTTCACGCTTTGGCTGACGCTCTTCCCAGCGGGTGACGCGTTCGCCGTCGACCAGCGAGCGGCCTTGCATTGCTTCGAGGATGCGTGCCGTGGTGCCTTCGTCGGCGCCCAGGAGGAAGTCGGTAGCGTCGCAGTCGACAGAGCCGTACAGGCCCCGTTCCGTGCTTGCGCTTGCCTGTTCGAGGATCAGTGCCCACACAGCGATGACGTCGCCGACACGGGCGCGGGCTTTCTTGGCCACCAGGCCGAACTTCGGATCGTTCACGCTGCCGTGGTGCCAGCGGAACCAGTCGATACCGTTAGCCATGGTCAGTGCTCCCCGCCGAGAATGAGCAGGGACGCCTTGCGCGCCAGGGAGGCACGCTGGTCAGCTACTTGGGTTTCGTTCAGGCGGGCGCAGGCTTCGTCAGCCAGGGCCTTGGTAGGGCAGGCGCCGGCCGTGGTGAGCACGTGCGGGATGCCAGGGGTAGGGTAGGTGATGAGATAGAGGCCTGACGAATCAGGCCCGTGGATGGCGAAGACCGTCATGGCTGTGCTCCAGCCTTGCGGTACTTCTCGACGGCTTCGCTGAGCTCATCAAGACTTTTTGCGAACCGGCCAGCTTCGCGTTTCTTCTGGCCATCCGTCGCAATTTGCACAGCGCGGCGACGGTCTGCGACGCTGCACGCCTTGACGAGAAGTTTTGTCTCAGCGTGATTTCTAGGTGATAATGCGTTCACGTTTTTTCCTTTCATGGCCCGGTCTCAACCCGGGCTATTTTTTTGCCTGTCTTCCGGCTGCGAAGACGAAAGCCACAATCAAAGGTGCCTCCGTGCGTTCATCGGGCGGCCAACTGGCCCACGAGCGGCCCCTGTACGCACTGGATGACGCGGCCTAACATGCGCAGTGACTTCACGCATGAGCAGCTGGTGGGCGTGTGTCGCGCTCGGTAGGCCCTTGGCTGCTGAACACTTGGCAAACATGTCCTTCTGCTTCTGGGTCGCTCGAATGCGGATGATCTGATCGCGCGGGCCGTCGTCCAGGTTGGCCAGTGCTGCTTCGATCAAAATTGCGCTTGGGTTTTTCATTTACTTTTCCTTGGTGATGCGGATTACGAGGGATTTCTCAGGTGTTTCTGCTGCAGGAATTACTGCGGCTGGGGTAATGGAAGACTCAGTTCAGGCCAGATGCGCTGCCAGTCTTCCGGCCGAAGGTGTTGGCGGGTAACAGCACCGCCGGTCTTCTGCCAGATTTCGACGCAACGTTCAGGTGAGATCGGGGAAATCCCGTTCGCCATCTGCGAAAGGTAGGAGGGAGACACGCCCAGCTCTGCTGCCAGTGCTGCGGCGCGTCCACGTTCGGCTGTGATGTAAGTTTTGAGGTCCATGCATCCAGTTTAGTAACTGCTAAAGCAAAAGTCAAGTGAATACTAATTTAGAAAAAGCTAAACTATTGCGCATGGACATCACAGAAATTCGCAGGGACAACCTGCGCAAATGGGTTGCTGAGAACGGCACCCCGCCAAAAGAACGAAGCCTTTTCTCTCAGCTCAAGGCGAATGGGTCGTTTGGTGAGCGCGTGGCGCGTCGGCTAGAGGCCGAATACCGAATGGGCGACGGATATCTGGATCGCCCACCGGGGCCGATCACGCCTGAGGTGTATGAGCGCGAGCTGGTGGCTGGGGCGATGAAGGTTTTTGGTGTCAGCAAGGACGACGCTAGCCATACGCAAATCATGAAGGTGAGGTTGCGCGTCCAGGCTGGAATGACCGGGTTCCAAGTCGAGCCTGAGTTTTACGAAGGCGACACGATGGGCGTGCCGACCGACTGGATCGTCAAGGAGCGTTTCGAGCAGGGCGCACTTATTGCCATCGTGGTGAAAGGCGAAAGCATGGAGCCAGCGTTGTATGAGGGCGATGTCATCGTCATCAATACGGCAGACAAGGCCTTGGTGGATGGTGCGGTCTACGTCGTCAACTATGAGGGCGAGGCGGTCGTTAAGCGCATGACACGTGATGCCGGCCAGTGGTGGCTGTCGTCTGATAATGCCGATCAGCGCAAGTATCACAGGAAGATTTGCAAGGGCGCCGAATGCATCGTGATCGGCAAGGTCGTCAGGAAAGAAAGCACGCACATTTAATTGAGAAATGCATGAACAAATTAGCCACT